CAGACCTTATAAAGGTAGAAACACCGCTTGTAACATGGTCAGGCGGTAGGCTTGACATTCCGTTAATGTTCGATAAATCTACATTATACGAGGGCAGAGGTGAATCACTGTTGTCTTCAAAAAACGACGCATTTGACGCATTAGACGAAGTAGTAAGCGAATGGTGGGACGATTACAGGAAAGGGCGAGTAAAACAGTTTTTCCCCGAGGACATGTTCCAGCGTGACCCGAAGTCTGGCGAGATCATGCGACCCAAGGAGTTTGACGATATCTTTGTCGCTACTAAATCAACCATGAGCGAGGACGGAAAACAACCTGGACTATTCACATATGCCCCGGCACTCAGAACAGAGAGTTACGCAAGCGGATTCGCAAACGCTCTTGACATGTGTCTGCAAGGTCTTATCTCACCGGCTACACTGGGCATTGACCTAAAGAAAACAGACAACGCAGAAGCACAACGAGAAAAAGAAAAAGCCACGATGTATACACGTTCCGGCATTATAGACCACTTAACCAAAGCTTTACCGGCTCTTGTTGTTTCCTGTTTGTTGGCGTATGATAACATGTATAACACTACCCACAACACAGACGATATAACGGTCAAGTTTGGCGAGTACGCAAGCCCGACGTTCACGGAAACGATAACATCGCTTGTTCCGGCTATCCAGTGGAAAATGATGAGCATAGAAACAATGGTTGACGAGCTATGGGGCGACAGCAAAGACGATAAGTGGAAAGCTGAAGAAATAGAACGTATAAAGGCTTTATCTTCTTATTCGAGTGATATGCTGGATCCCATGAAACTATACGAGGTACAAGATGATAGTGACGATCAATCAGAAAACCTACCAGATGAGCGATCAACTGTTCAATCAGATTTGCCAAACGGCTGGTCAAGCACTGCCAAGTAAGTTTGCCATTGTTGCAGTCGGTCAAAACGGCATCTACGACATGACAAAACATGAGTATGTGAGCAAAAGAATGATGGAAAAGGCAATAGGCAGGTTTGCAAGAAAAGGCTTGAAAGTGGTGGTTAAATGAATCGTGACGAGATTGGTTATGCGGCGTTTGATATAGCGTCGCACTACCACGACATGACGCTGGAACTTATCAAGTTGGAAAAGCGCACACTGCTTATTCAAGAGACAGGCGATTGGGCTGTTGCCAAGCTATCAAGGTCAAGAGAGTACCAGAAACAAGCAGAGAAGATAATCAAGAAGTATGGCGATAAAGTCGAAAAAGAAACCAACGCCGCTGTATCCCAAGCTTATGTCGAACGGTCAACCGAACTGCTTAACATTAAACCGGTTATCGGATTTGCTCCTAATGTTGGCGCTATATTGGCACTACAAAACGACATTGTAAGCAACTTTCGAATAGCTCAGTATTCAGCGCTACGAACGGCAGAGGACATTTATAGAAACTCAGTGATACAAGCTGCACAATTATATGTTGGTGGTCAAGCTGATTTGTTTAACGCTGTTGATGTCGCTACTGCTGAGTTTAGGGCAAAAGGTATCAACTCTATCGTATACGCTAATGGCAACCGTGTGAACATTGCCTCATACGCTGAAATGGCGCTTAGAACAGTACTATCGAGAAGCGCCGCAGAAGCGCAAGGGCAAGTCATGGACGAATGGGGCGAGCATCTTATCATAATGGCATCTCTTGGCTCTACATGCCCATTATGCGCACCGTGGCAAGGTAGAGTGCTAATAGACGATGTGTACGCTCATGGAACATCAGCAGAGGGCGATTATCCGCTTTTGTCAACTGCTATATCAGAGGGATTATTCCACCCTAATTGCAGGCACGTTCCGGGAAGTCCATATTTTGAAGATATTTCAAGTAAGCCAAAACCAAAGAGTAAAGAAGAAGTACAAGCAAGATATGAAGCAGAACAACAGCAACGTTATTTAGAGCGGCAAAAACGCTATTGGCTCAGGCAAGAAGCCGGACTTTCTGAACCGGACAAGCAAGCCAAGGCAAGACTACTTGTCAAATCATACAACAAGCGACTTAGAGAGCACATCAAGGCTAATCCAGAGTTTAAGCGCCAATGGGCGAGAGAGGTAGTGAGATGAAATGCCCTTATCTGATTAACGAAGTGTCAACCAAACGAACGCACGCACCAAATATTGTTGAGCATGAAGCAGAAGACGGAGAGGTTTACGTTTTATCTTCGCACGATACCACTCAATCTGTTTTTCAATATTTCGGCGAATGCTTGATGGACGAATGTGCTTGCTATCAAGATGGCAAGTGCCATAAACGGTGATTTTTTATTTATGTTATAATAATAATAGGCGACGGCCTTAAAACGGAATTGACGACGGTCATTAAACGGAGGTATTTATGTTAAAGAAAATGAACCTGCAACTATTAGCTGACACTCCCGATGGTCAGGGGAGTGTAGAAACGGTAGAGACCAATACGGAATCTAAAGCAGAAGAAGTTAAGTTTACGCCTGAACAGCTAAGCGAAATCGACCGGATAGCTTCTGAACGATCGCAACGTGCTCAAAACTCTGCACTCAAATCTTATTTTGAACAGCAGGGATTGTCACAAGAGCAAGCAGAAAAGGCTCTTGCGTCTTACAAAGAGGAACAGAAGAAAAATGACCCTGCAATTGTTGTTAAGGAAATGGAAACCAAAGTTAAAACCGCAAACAGGCGTGTTGTTGAAACAGAAGCTAAAATTGCGGCATTAGAATTTGGCGCGCGAACTGACAGAATAGACAGCATCTTGAAACTTGCTGAACTACCTGACGAACCGGACGCAGAAGCGACAAAGAAAGCTATCGAAAAGGTCATATCTTCTTATCCTGAATGGAAGCAAGAAGATAAGAAAGCGTTTAAGGTAGGCGAAGCCAAACCGGACGCATCTAAACCGGAGAAACCAACAATCAGATCAGCAATCGCTGAACGCATGAAACTAGGAGGATAACACATGGCTATTACACTGGCAGATGCCGCAAAATTCACACAGGACAAACTTGTTCAATCAGTTATTGATGAGTTTAGAAAAGACCCTATCCTTGACATGATGGTGTTTGATAACGCCGTTGCGCCTATTGGCTCGACACTGGCTTATTCTTACAATCGTGTCACTACACTACCTACTGCCGCGACTCGTGCAATAAACGCCGACTACGACGCTCAGGAAGCCAAAGTAACACAGTATACCGTTAACCTTAAGGTGCTCGGTGGCAAGTTTGGTATTGACAGAGTAATCCAGAAATACCAGCAGGGTTTCCTTGACCAGCAGGCTTTCCAGATTGAGCAGAAAACACAGGCTGTCAAGGCTTTATGGGCTGACCTATTCATCAATGGCGATTCAGGCGTAGACGCTAACGCATTCGACGGTCTGAACAAGGCTATCACAGGGTCTTCAACCGAAGCTAACACAGTAGCCGCTATTGACCTGTCAACATCGGCAAACATTGACGCTAACTTCAAAACATTCATGGACGAACTCGATAAATGGCTTGCTACTCTTGATGGTTCACCGTCAATGCTTCTTGTCAATCGTAACTTGATGGCAGTCATGAACGGTATCGCAAGACGCTCGAACTCATTTACGACCGACATCAACCAGTTCGGACAGAAAGTAACCAACTACGCAGGCATTCCATTTGTCACAGTAGGCGACAAGCCCGGCACTGCTAATCCTATAATCCCGACGACCGCAGGCGAGACTTCAATCTATGCTGCAAGAATCGGTATGGACGGTGTACACGGTGTTTCACCTTTGGGCAATGACCTTGTAGACGTTTATCTGCCTGACTTCACTGATGCCGCTTCTGTACAGTATGGCGCAGTCGAAATGGTATCCGCAATGGCGCTTAAGGCAACAAGAGCCGCCGGCGCATTTAGAAAGATCGCAATCTGAGGTGAATAATAATGCCAAGAATCTACGCACCTAACGAAGCGCACAACACCGAATATGGCGCTGACTTTATCAACGGCGTGGCGGCAGTCGCTTATGACGACGCAAATCTCTTGGCGTATTTTGATGGCAAAGGTTATACAGAGGTGCAGGGCGGCGACGTCCTGCAAGCCTTTGACTATCTCACACGCACAGATGTTGAGGTGGTTGTAAGTGCAAGTTAAATCTAAGGTAAAGGACTATAACGGCGTTACAGCAGGTGTTCAGTTTGAAAA